GGTGACGGTGAAGAACGTGCCGAAGTTTACGGCTGTGCTGCCGACCGCCAACAGGCTGCCATAGTGTTTGATGTGGCTGCCGACATGGTGCGAATGTGCCCTGCCCTTTCCAAGCGAGTGAAAATCCTGACCTCACAAAAGCGTATCGTGTACATCCCGACCAACAGTTTCTATCAGGTGCTTTCGGCAGAAGCCTATAGTAAACATGGTTTCAACATTCACGGAGTTGTGTTTGATGAGCTTCATACGCAGCCGAACCGAAAGCTGTTTGATGTTATGACCAAAGGTTCCGGCGATGCCAGAATGCAGCCTTTGTATTTTCTTATCACAACTGCCGGAACTGATACAAATTCAATCTGCTATGAAGTACATCAAAAAGCAAAGGACATTCTGGAAGGCAGAAAGCATGATCCGACTTTCTATCCGGTTATTTATGGTGCAGATGAATCGGAAGATTGGACTGACCCGAAGGTTTGGAAAAAGGCAAATCCAAGTCTGGATAAGACCATCGGCATGGATAAGGTGGTGGCTGCGTGTAATTCTGCAAAGGAAACTCCTGGTGAAGAAAATGCGTTTAGGCAACTGCGTTTGAACCAATGGGTAAAACAGGCTGTTCGTTGGATGCCAATGGAAAAGTGGGACAAATGCAAGGTTGCTTTTGATGAAGAGATGCTTGCTGGGCGTATCTGCTATGGTGGACTTGACCTTTCCAGTACAACAGATATTACAGCTTTTGTACTTGTCTTTCCACCTACTGAAGATGATGAACATTATTATGTTTTGCCTTACTTCTGGTTGCCGGAAGAAACACTGCCACTTAGAGTAAGACGTGACCACGTTCCATATGATATATGGGAACGACAAGGCTATCTGAAAACTACTGAAGGAAATGTGGTTCACTATGGTTTTATCGAAAACTTCATCGATGAGCTGGGACAGAAGTTTCACATCAAAGAAATTGCATTTGACCGTTGGGGTGCAGTGCAGATGTCACAGAATCTGGAGGGACTTGGATTCACGATGGTACAATTCGGGCAAGGCTACAAAGATATGTCACCGCCTACCAAAGAACTGATGAAATTAACGCTTGAACAGACCCTTGCCCACAACGGGCACCCTGTTCTTCGGTGGATGATGGATAACATTTTCATCAGGCGTGACCCTGCCAGAAATATCAAGCCGGATAAAGAAAAATCCACAGAGAAGATTGACGGTGCGGTTGCCATGATCATGGCTCTTGACCGTGCAATCCGCTGTGGATGCGTTTCTGATGAGTCGGTTTATGATACGAGGGATATGCTGGTGTTATAGGTTTGATTATCTTTGCAAACTGGAATTTCTTGAATGGTCGGATATTCTCCGTTATGATCTTTTAAATATTCATTAATTTGATCTTGAGTAATATTCATATATGCAATTTGTGTGGAAACCTGCATTTCCTTATCTGTATAACTCATCTTCTCTAATCTCCTCCATTTTTTGATTAAATTCATCAATACTCATTTTCCAAATACCTTGCTCGGCACCTTGTGCCACTCGCTCATACTTTTCGTCCAGAAATCCAATTAGACTTGAATTACAAGAAAGGGAGGGATACTCGCTATAATATTCTTCTACAGTTTTCTCATCCTCCAGTAATATAAAATCAATCCTTAAATAATCAAGATTTGTATCAGAAACAATGCTTTGAATATAGGAATATAATTCCTCATTACTGTAACAATCTAAAAAATCAGAAGATAAATATAAAACAATTGTTGGATGAATGCTATATGCAGACATCTCATCATTGTATTCTTCAATTGTGATATTCGTATTCTTGATTTCTTTTTCTTTAAACGGAATGCTCGGAACATCTACATCAATGTAAAAATACAAATTGACATCGGCGAAGGTTTTTTCCACGATTTTCTTGTATTGGTCTCCAATGATCGATTGAATATAATCATCTTTTCCGCCACGTGTTTCAATCAGGCTATACACCTCAAACAATAAATCAGGATCATTTACTGGATATGCAATTGTTCGATGAGAATCCATGATAGTTTTCACTTCGAACTCTTCTCCATACTTTTCGTATAGCTGCTCTTTCGCAAATTTTGCTAAATCTTTACTGTCATAAATAACACAGCCTGTCAGCCAGATTGTATTTGTAAAAACAACAGCACATAAAGCTGCTATAGAAAAAAGATGATGAATGATGTTCTTTCTCACTCTTGCATTCTCACTTTCTGTAAAAATCACCGGAATTTTTGCGATGTAAATGGTTAATGCCCATCAGATCAGCTGTATAGCATTTCATATTTTACTTTAGTATAAATGAGCATTTCCAGCGACTTGCACAAAAATATGCCATAATTTCACATGATAATCCCGTTTTTAATTGCAGAGAGAGCATAAATGGTTGGGAATTGTTGTGCAAAATGACGGTGCATGCTCATTTATAGTTATTGATAAATATTTTCATACTCATCAATTTCCATACAAATATTATCTTCTGCAATTTCATGCTCATAGACGATATATATATCATTAACTTTTTGAACAGCATATGAATACCAATAATACTTATTTCCTTTTAGTATTCTTTTACGTATTCCAATCTGCTTACCTTTTTCAAGTTTGAGATAGTTTGCATTCATCTTGTACTTTCACCACCATACCCCAGATATTAGAATTTACCAAATTAACAAAGCACGATTTATAGAGTTTCTACCCTACATTCTGTTTAGTTTAGTATATTATACCACACCCCAACCCTCAAAGTCAAGAAAGGAGTGATTCTTATGGGTATTTTTACAGGACTATTCAAGTCCAGAGATAAGCCGACCAACAGCTACGATTCGCCGTCCTACACATATTTCTTTGGACGAGCCAACAGTGGTAAACGTGTTACCGACAGAACAGCCCTGCAGCATATTGCGGTTTATGCCTGCGTGCGGGTTCTGTCGGAGGCTATCGCACAACTGCCGCTGCACTTATACAAATACAACGATAATGGAAAAGAGCGAGTGCCGCAGCATCCGCTCTATTTTTTGCTCCACGATCAGCCAAATCCGGAAATGACATCATTTGTTTTCCGAGAAACCTTAATGTCCCATTTGCTGATTTACGGTAATGCCTATGCACAGATCATCCGAAACGGCAGAGGTGATGTTATCGGACTGTATCCCTTGATGCCGGATAAAATGAAGGTTGACCGTGATGAGAAAAACCGCTTGATATATATTTACAGCCGTTATGATGAAGCAAATCCGAACCTGAAAGAACAAGGTGATATCGTTCTCTACGCTGATGAAGTTCTCCATATTCCCGGACTTGGATATGATGGCCTGGTGGGATATTCGCCGATTGCACTTGCGAAAAATGCGATCGGCATTTCTATCGCCTGTGAGGATTATGGGGCATCTTTCTTCGGAAACAACGCAAATCCAAGCGGTGTGTTAGAACATCCTGGAGTAATCAAAAATCCCGATAAATTAAGAGATGCATGGCACAGAGCCTATGGCGGAAGAAATGCACATAAAGTCGCTGTTCTGGAAGAAGGCGTAAAGTTTACGCCGATCTCAATTCCGAACAACGAGGCTCAGTTTCTGGAAACCCGTAAATTTCAGATTGAGGAAATTGCAAGAATGTACAGAGTGCCGCTCCATATGATCGGCGACCTTGACCATGCAACATTCAGTAACGTAGAGCATTTATCCCTTGATTTCGTGAAATACAGCCTTGACCCATGGATTGTTCGCTGGGAACAAGGACTTATGAAAGCATTACTTTCAGATTCAGAGAAAGGCAAGTATTTCATCAAGTTCAATGTTGAGGGGCTTTTGCGTGGTGATTATGCGAGCCGTATGCAAGGCTATGCCACAGCAAGACAAAACGGCTGGATGTCCGCCAATGATATTCGTGAACTGGAAGATATGAATATGATCCCTGACGAATTGGGCGGAAATCTCTATCTTGTAAATGGTTCATTTACAAAACTCGCAGATGCAGGGGCATTTGCAAATCAAAATCAAGAAAAGGAAGAAGAAACCGAATGAAGAAATTCTGGAACTTTGTAAAAAACGAAGATACATCAGAAACAGAGCTTTTGTTTAACGGACCTATTTCGGAAGATACCTGGTGGGGCGATGTGCGCTCGGATAGGGTGTAAGTAAATGTGAAATTGGTAACACACAGAATAGGTAATTCTGTAAGCGACCCAACTAACCGAAAGGCGAAAGCTGATACGAGAACATAGCACGTTGGGGAAGCGGTAAGTTTCTTAAAGGCAATCAAGAACGACTGAACCGCAACGCTAAGCAGATAAAAGGATAAAACTGTATTTGTTGAATGTGAGTTTCAAGTCCCAGTTAACCAATGGTTAAGGAAATTTGCCTGATACCTTAAATATGAATGCGATTTATTATCATCTCCAATAAATTATTGCCTCAATATTCATATGACGTGCAAGAGAACTTGTGCAAACGAAACGAAAGCATATCCGACAATCTGCAACCAGTTATTTACACTAACCGAGGATACCCTAAAGGTCAATGCTGAAAAGCTATGATTTAAGAATCTGAATATGACCCAAGGGTACGGAGTTTCCATAGTAGTCCGAGGACGGTAACACCGTCTGCATGGCGAAGGGAAACAGTTGTTATGGTCAAAAATGAAGAAAGTTAGGGAGGAAAACCTCAATGGCTGAAATGCAACCAACAACCGAAATTTTGACGAGAATAAGCAAAAACTCATTGAACAATAAAGATGAAGTGTTTACACGTCTGTTCAGATATTTATTACGGGAAGATATATGGTTTGAAGCATACAGAAATCTGTATGCAAATAATGGTGCATCAACAAAAGGTGTAAATGATGACACTGCCGACGGCTTTAGTGAAAGAAAAATACAGAAAATCACAGAACAGCTGAAAAACGGCAAATTTAATCCAACGCCGGTAAGACGCACATATATACAAAAAAAGAATTCTGATAAAATGCGTCCACTTGGTATTCCGACATTTACAGACAAACTTGTACAGGAAGCTGTACGCATGATTTTAGAAGCAGTATATGAACCTATATTTCATGAATGTTCTCATGGTTTCAGACCAAACAGGAGCTGTCATACTGCTTTAAAAAGTCTGCGTATGAAATTCACAGGTGCAAAATGGTTCATAGAGGGTGACATCAAGGGCTGTTTTGACAATATTAACCATGATGTACTGATAGGAATACTGAACAAAAAAATCAAAGACGCAAGATTAATACAGCTTATTCAACAATTTCTGAAAGCAGGCTATCTTGAAGACTGGATATATCACAGGACATACAGCGGTACACCGCAGGGAGGAATCATTTCTCCCATACTGGCAAATATCTATCTGCATGAACTGGATAAGTTTGTAGAAAATCTAAAAGAGGAATTTGATAAACCGAGCAAAGAAAAGTATACTCTCGAATACCGAAAAGCAAAATATCAGACAGAAAAAGCACGAAAAGCAATCAGAGAGTGCGACCCACAGGATTATGAGCGAAAAAAACAGCTAATTAAAAATTTGAAAGCAGTCCGCAGTGTTCAGCTTAAAACTCCATGCAAATCACAGACAGACAAAAAAATTCAATATATTCGTTATGCTGATGATTTTATTCTATCAGTAAATGGAAGTCGTGAAGAATGCATCGAAATAAAAAAGAAGCTGTCACAATACATCAGCGAGGTGCTTAAAATGCAGCTCAGTGATGAGAAAACGCTGATAACTCACAGCAGTAATCATGCAAGATTTTTAGGTTACGACATCAGTGTAAGAAGAAATGCCAAAATTAAAAGCAAAAATGGCGGAGTTTCATTGAGAACATTGAATAATAAGGTTGAACTTTTAATTCCATTAAAGGAAAAAATCAACCGTTTCATGTTCGATAAAGGTGTCATCTTTCAAAAAAAGGATGGCTCTCTGTTTCCTACTCATCGCAGCTATATGATACATATGTCAGACCTTGAAATCATATCAACATACAATTCAGAGCTGAGAGGAATCTGCAATTATTACAATTTAGCAAGTAATTACTGCCAATTGCGTTACTTTGCTTATCTAATGGAATATAGCTGTCTGAAAACACTGGCGGCAAAACATAATACCAAGATTTCAAAGATAATAGCAAAGTTTAAAGACGGAAAAGGCGGATGGGGAATCCCATACGAAACTAAAAGCGGTAAAAAACGCTGTTATTTTGCTAAATACTCTGATTGCAAAGACTCAAAAGATGGTACGGACAATATCTCAAACGCAGCCGTAATATATGGCTATTCAAGAAATACACTTGAAGAACGCTTAAAAGCAAAGGTTTGCGAACTGTGTGGGGACACAAATGCAGAATACTATGAAATTCATCACGTTCATAAAGTGAAAGACCTGAAAGGTAAAAACGATTGGGAACGTGCAATGATAGCCAAAAGGCGAAAAACATTGGTGTTATGCAGGAATTGCCACCATAAAGTTCATAATCAATGAGTTGATTTTATTTTATATAACAATGGAGAGCCGTGTACTCCGAGAGGGGTAAGCACGGTTCGGTGAGGGGTCTGTATAAACCTACTATGGAAACATAGCAAGGCGATACTTTCCTACTCTACGAAGTGACACCTGCCCTTTTCCGTGACGAACTTTCAAAAGTCAGCGGAAATCTGACAGTCTGGCTGAACTCGCCGGGCGGCGACGTTTTTGCTGCAAGTCAGATTTATTCCATGCTGAAAAATCACAAAGGCAAGGTTACCGTGAAAATTGACGGTATTGCTGCATCAGCGGCTTCTGTTGTGGCAATGGCAGGCGATGAAACTTTAATTGCACCAACTGCCCTAATGATGATCCATGATCCCAGCACTTGTGCTATGGGAAACAAGGCAGATATGGAAAAAGCTATCATCTTGCTCGATGAAGTCAAAGAGAGCATTATCAACGCCTACGAAACCAAGTCCCACCTCAGCAGAAACAAGATTGCAAAGCTGATGTCCGATGAAACATGGCTCAATGCAAAAAAGGCTCATGAGATGGGATTTGTGGACGGAATTCTGTTTGCAGAGAAGAAAATGCCTGTTGTTCCCAAAGAGGAAGAACCGGATGAAGAAGAAAAAGAAGATACACTGACCGCAATGACCTATTCCAAATCGAAGAATCTATCTGCATTCTTATCCAAAGTATCTGCATCAGCAGAATCTGTTACAGGCACACCCATTGACCAGCTTGAAAAAAGGCTGGCACTTTTGAAATATTGATTGGAGGAATTGATTATGGCTATGACAATTCAGGAACTGAGAGAAAAGAGAAAGAAGGCTTGGGACACTGCCCGTGATTTTCTCGACAGCAAGAGAAATGCAAACGGCGTTCTCAGTGAGGAAGATTCCAAGACTTACGATGCAATGGAACAGACCATTGTCGATCTTGGCAAGGAAATTCAGCGTCTGGAACGACAGGCTGAAATTGAAGCTGAAATGAACAAGGCAACTTCCACTCCTGTTCTCGGCAAACCTGCAACTCCGAATGTAACGGAAAAGACAGGTACAGCAAGCGACAATTACAAAACGGCATTCTGGAACAGTATCAGAAACCGCAACTGGATCGATGTCCACGATGATTTGCACATTGGCACAGACGCAGAGGGCGGTTATCTTGTGCCAGATGAGTTTGAACGAAAACTGGTGGAAGCATTGGAGGAAGAGAGCATTTTCCGCCAGATGGCAACGGTCATTAAAACTTCCAACGGCGACCGCAAAATTCCGATTGTGACTTCCAAGGGCGAGGCTGTGTGGATGGACGAGGAACAGCAGTATTCTCTCTCTGATGATACGTTCGGGCAGGCATCGCTTTCTGCATATAAACTGGGAACAGCAATCAAAATTTCTGAGGAACTTCTCAATGACAGCGTATTTGACCTGCCGTCCTACATTGCAAAGGAGTTTGCAAGAAGAATCGGTGCAAAGGAAGAAGAGGCTTTCTTCGTTGGTGATGGCAAGGGTAAACCGACCGGCATTTTCAATGCAACGGGCGGTGCGGAAGACGGCACTTCCACCACAGGTGCAAGCATCACATTTGATGATGTGATGGAACTCTTCTATTCTCTGAGAAGTCCGTATCGCAAAAAGGCGGTGTGGGTGCTCAATGATTCCACGGTTAAGGCTCTTAGAAAATTGAAAGACAACACAGGAAACTACATTTGGAATCCGTCTGTGCAGGCTGGTGTTCCGGATACCATTCTGAATCGTCCTTACAAGACATCCAGCTATGTGCCGGAAATCAAGGCAGGCAACAAATGCATGGCATTCGGCGACTTTAGTTATTACTGGGTGGCCGATAGACAGGGACGCTCTTTCAAGAGATTGAATGAACTCTTTGCTATGACAGGTCAAGTTGGTTTCCTTGCAAGTCAGCGTTTGGACGGCAAGTTGATTCTTCCGGAAGCGATCAAGACACTCACTATCAAGAAAGCGTGATGCTATGATTACGCTGAAAGAGGCGAAAAACTATCTGAGAGTGGATTATGAGGAGGACGATAGTCTGATTCAAAATCTGCTTTCTACAGCAAAAAATCTTGTAATGGACGTTGGCAGAATGGACGAATCAGCATTTGCTGAAAATGAAGATACTGTGCGGACAGCGATGCTTTTCGCACTTGGTTATCTTTATGAAAACAGGAGTAATCCTGATTACAAAAAGCTGACCTTAAATCTTCGTTCAATTCTGTTTGCACAGCGAGAAGGTGTGATGTAATGGAAATCGGAAAGCTGAATCAGCGTATCGCCATTCTGGAGCATCACACCGTGGTAGATGAAATCGGAAACCATACTTCCAAGTGGGACGAGGTTTTCTCCTGCTGGGCGAAAGTCAGCGTGAAAAGCTCTGCCGAACAAGTGAATACGGGAGTCACCAGAGAAATACAGTCCGTGTCATTCCTTGTCCGGCAGAGTTCCTATCTGCTGTCTTTGAACGCCACAACACACAGGATTCTGTTCCGTGGACAGACATTTGATATTGTCAGTGTAAAACCCGACTATGAAAAAATGGACTATCTCGCAATTGAGGGAGAAGTCCGAAAGGCAGGTGCTCCCAGTGACATCTATTGATGACATGGCAAGTGAGATCATGAAAGGCTTACAGGAATATGCTGACCTTGCCGATACAGAGGTGAAAAAGGCAGTCCGAAAAACTGCAACCGAAGTTAGAAAAGAGATATCTTCAAATGCTCCGGAAGACACTGGTGCTTACGCAAAAAGCTGGACAGCCAAAAAAGTCAGCGAGAACAGCCATTCTTTGCAAATGACGGTTTATTCCAAGAACCGCTATCAGCTGGCTCATTTATTGGAGCATGGTCATGCCAAGCGTGGCGGTGGGCGTGTTGCAGGAAAACCGCATATTGCTCCTGCAGAAGAAAAGGGTGCGGAAATGCTTGAGAACCTCATAAAGGAGGCGTTGTCATGACCTATGAAGAAATCCATGAAATGATGCAGGAAACGGGGCTGCCTTTCGCATATCACCATTTTGCTGAGGGAGAATCTCCACAGCCGCCCTTTTTGCTGTTTCTCTCTCCCGGTGAGCATGCATTCGGTGCGGATAATACGATGTATTACAGCTTCAAACAGCTGGACATTGAACTGTACACGGATAAGAAATCACCGGAAGTAGAAAAACACATCGAGGAAATTTTAAGGCAACATCACATTTTTTACAACAAGACAGAAGCATGGATAGAGTCTGAAAGGCTCTATGAAGTGCTTTATGAAATGGAGGTTTGATTTTATGGCGAACAAGAAAAACAAGGTTAAATTCGGTTTGCAGAACGTCTACTGGGCAAAAATCAATGAGTGGGGTGAAGATCCAGACGGCAACAAAACTGTCCCGGCATATGGTCCGTCAAAGCATCTGCCCGGTGCCGTATCGCTTTCTATTGACGCAAACGGCGAAGCAGAGAATTTCTTTGCGGACAATGGTGTTTATTATGTCATCAACAACAATGCAGGATATACAGGTGACCTTGAAATCGCCCTTATAACAACTGAATTTGCAACTGAAATCTTAGGAGAAATCC